AGCAAAATCGGTGAGTTCAAATATGGTTTCGCACGACAGAAATTTTCAGGTGGGGCTAACACGCAAACCTTATGGGGTGGTGTTGAGTTTGGATCTAATAAGTTCAAACAGTTTCCTACATATAGCGGAAGGCAAGGCAGAGGTTCGCGTGGTTGGTTTATCTACCCAACGCTTCGCAGAATTCAGCCTGAATTGATTAACAAATGGGAAGCGGCATATAACCGCATTTTGGATAAGTGGGCATAATGGCAAGAGATACCAGAACGCTATCGCTCAAAATCCTTGCGGATATTGATGACTTAAAAAAGAAATTAGATCAAGCTGATGGCGCGGTTGAAAGTAATAGCGAAAAGATTTCAGCATTTGGAAAGAAGGCTGCTGCTGCATTTGCCGTCGCTGCTGCTGCTGCCGTTGCCTATGGCACTAAATTAGCCGTTGATGGGGTCAAGGCTGCCATTGAGGATGAGCAAGCACAATTAAGGTTAGCCAACGCATTACGACAAGCCACAGGCGCAACTGATGCTCAAATTAAATCAACTGAGGACATGATCCTTGCAACATCTTTAGCCACAGGAGTTGCAGACGACCAACTCAGACCGGCAATGCAAAGGTTGGCGGTTTCAACAAAATCAACTGAGGAAGCCCAAAAGTTATTAACACTAGCTTTAGATATAAGCAAAGCATCTGGTAAAGATTTAGAGCAGGTTGCAAACGCATTAGGTCGTGCGCAGGATGGCAATGTTACATCACTTGGCAGATTAGGACTTGGCTTATCTAAAGCAGAATTATCTACATTGTCATTTACTGAGGTGCAAGCAAAACTTGCTGAATTATATGGTGGCGCAGCAGCTACAAATGCAGAAACCTTTCAAGGCAAGATTGATCGCTTAAAGGTTGGATTTGATGAGGCTAAAGAAAGTCTAGGCGTTGCATTATTGCCACAGGTTGAAAAGTTTATTACATTCTTAAACGATACTGCTATCCCAGCACTAAATGCATTTATTGCAGGACTTACAGGTGATGAAGGTTTGACTAACTCACTTGATGAAACTGGCAAAAGTTTTGAAGGTTTTGGTAAATTTGTTGCTTTTACAATTGATAAAATTGGTTCATTTATTGTATTCCTAAGAGAAGCAATTGGCTTAGTTGTTTCACTTGCCAATGAAATGATAAGAGTTATTAACATTATTCCCGGAGTTAATATCGGTGCAATACCTAACCCAGCACCATCAGCAGGTCGGTCATCATTGCCATCAGTTCCAAGCAGACCTAGTGGCGGTTATACAACAGGTCAAGGCGTTACAAACATTACAGTTAATGCTATTGATGGGGAAGGTGCTGCAAGAGCTGTGGCTAAGGTTGTTAATGACAGCGCAGCTAGATCAAATCCATACCTATCTCGCGCGGCTGTAAAGTAGGAAACAATGACTGCATGGTCGCCTGATTGGAAACTTACAGTTGCAGGTATTGATTACACCGACATAGCAATTAGCGACATCCAGCATCAATCTGGTCGAACAGATATTTACCAGCAACCAAACCCATCTTATTTGCAAATTACATTTGTGGCTTTATCTGGCCAAACCTTGCCGTTTGACATTAACGACAGTTTAAGTCTGCAAGTCAAAGATACATCAGCTGCTTATGTCAATATATTTGGTGGCGACATTACTGACATAACAGTTAGCGTTGGTGCGACAGGTGCAAAAGCAACAGTCATTGAATACTCAGTCCTTGCAATGGGATCACTTGTCAAATTAGCAAAAGAATTATATTCAGGCGCAATTTCACAAGATGAGGATGGCAATCAAATCTATGATCTATTGTCTAGCGTATTACTTGGCACTTGGAATGATGTTCCAGCAGCTACAACTTGGTCAGGTTACGATGCAACAGAAACATGGGCTAATGCGCTAAATCTAGGACTTGGTGAAATTGACACTCCTGGACTATACACAATGCAAAGTCGAGGTGGCGGTCAAGCGCCAGACACCATTTACAACATTGCAAGCCTGATTGCTAACTCAGCATTTGGTTATTTATATGAGGACAATGAAGGAAATATCGGGTATGCCGATGCAGATCACAGACAAAATTACTTGCTCACAAATGGCTATGTTGATCTTGATGCTAGACATGCACTTGGTCAAGGTTTGAGCACAATTACTCGATCAGGTGATATTAGAAATGACATTATTATAAACTATGGTTCAAATTTTAGTCAGGAAAAAACTGCAACCTCAGCAGCCTCAATTGCCATTTATGGCTACAAAAGCGAGAGCGTGCAATCAACTATCCATTCAGCTGTAGATGCTCAAGCTGTGGCAGATCGATATATTGCTCAACGAGCATTCCCACAACCAGCATTCCAGAGCATTACCTTTCCAATCACAAATCCAGAGATTGACAATAGTGATCGCGATAATCTGCTTGGCGTATTCATCGGACAACCTCTAAATATCCAGAATCTACCTGCTCAAATCTCAAGCGGTGAGTTTGAAGGATATGTTGAAGGCTGGTCATGGAGCACTAGGTTCAATGAATTATTCCTAACAATTAACTTATCGCCTGTGGCATTCAGCCAAGCCTCTATGCGTTGGAACACAATGCCGATAAGTGAAACATGGCAAACAATAAATCCAACATTGACATGGGAATACGCTACAATCGTATCCTGAGAATAGGACAAAATGGCAACCACTACTAATTATGGATGGACAACACCAGACGATACCGCTCTGGTTAAAGATGGCGCAGCTGCTATTCGCACGCTCGGTTCATCTGTTGATACAACAACTAAAGCACTAAATCCATCAACAACTCTTGGCGATATTGAATATCGTTCATCAACTGCTAACACAAACACAAGACTTGGAATTGGAACAACTGGTCAAGTTTTAACTGTGGCTGGTGGAGTTCCAAGTTGGGCAACAGTTGCTGGTGGTGGAATGACTTTGATTAGCACAACTAATTTAACTGGATCTGAGGTTTCACTAACTTCAATTCCTGCAACCTATAATGAGCTGCTCGTTATTATAAGAAATCCTGAATTAAGTGGTGAAGGTCAAATAAGAGCGCGATTTAATGCAGACACTACTTCTGGTCGATATACAACCAATAACAACACAAACACATCACAAATGGCAGGTTCAACAAATTCTTTTGGTAACGACTTAATGTCTTTATCCAATCTGCAAGATGCAACCGATAATCAAGGTTTTGTTTATTGGCAAATTCCAGACTATGCAAACACAACAACATGGAAAATGACTTTCAATTATACGATGACAAACGATACAACAACTGGCACATCTTGGAAAATGTGGAATGGTTTTAATGCATACAATCAAACTGGAGCAATTAGTTCAATCCAAGTTTTCGTTGATTCTGGAACTTTTACAGCTGGCACAATTCTACTTTACGGAGTTAAATAATGACTAAGACAAAACCACAAATTAAGGTTGTCAATGTTGAAACTGGCGAAGAAATTGTCAGAGATGCAACTGCTGAGGAAATTGCTCAAATGAAAATTGACTCTGATAATGCAGTAGCAAGAAAAGCCGAAGCCGAAGCAAAAGAAGCTGCTAAGTCTGCAATTCTTGATCGCATTGGCTTAACTGCTGATGAACTTAAAACGATACTTGGCTAATCATGCCAAGTTTAATTGAAATTGCTAAAGCAGAAATAGGCACAACCGAGTTTGCTAACAATGACAGCAAATATGGCAAATGGTATGGCTCAAACAATCAGCCGTGGTGTGCTATGTTTGTATCTTGGTGCTATGACAAAGCAGGATTAGGCGCAAAAGTATCAGCGCAATCTGGTAAAGGATTTGCAAGCTGTGATGCTGGGCTTAAATGGTTTGCAGCTAAGAATAAGTTAGTTCCAGTCGGTCAGGCTAAGGCTGGCGATATTGCATTTTTTCAATTTGACAAAGATGCAGAGCCGGATCATGTTGGCATAATTAAATTTAACAATACAGCTCTAAAGTATTTGCAGGTTATCGAAGGCAATACATCAGCAGACAAAAGTGGCAGTCAATCCAATGGTGATGGCGTATATCTAAAGCGCAGAAGTTACTCATTGGTAATGGCTGTTGCCCGACCATAGGAGCAAAATGAAACTATCTAAGAAACACAAAGCAGCAATCAAGTCATATCTAAGAGCTGTGGGTGCAAGTGGCATAACTGTTGCATTGGCAATTGTTGCTGACATCCGACCAGAGTTTGCAGTATTACTTGGTGCGCTAGTTGCACCTATCGCTAAAGCAATTGATCCAAATTCTGGGAGTGAAGCGGATTATGGTGTTAATGCTAAATGAGCGCAAACGAATCGGTTGGTTTCGCAGCCGGCATAACCGCCGTATTGCTGGGTTTCTTTGGGGGTCTGCGTTATCTTATTAAAGGATGGCTCTGGACACTTACTCCAAATGCAGGATCATCACTAGCTGATCGCTTGGCAAGAATAGAAACGCGCCAAGAGGAAATGATGCGGTTTTTAGAAAACAAGAAGTAAAATTGCGACATGGCGAACACACGAAAACCTATCAAACGCAAAAAGATCAATCGTCGCGTAGTTCGCCAAACTCGTGAACTGACAAAAATGGATACACACTTTATTGCATTACATGAAGCATTTACAGCTGCAAAGCGTGCAGGTTTCTCAAACGAAATGGCATTCTGGATTATGCAAGAGCCAAACGCGCTACCGAACTGGATCTCTAACACAAACCCCGATGCAATAATCCCACGCATTGATCCTGATGAGGATGACGATTAAGCGGATCGCTTTTATCAGCGATTTACAAGTGCCATTCTTTAATGAATTGGCAGTCAAGTCAGTAGGCAAATTTCTAACCAAATGGAAACCACATCGCACAATTTGCATTGGAGATGAAATTGATCTCCCACAGCTAGGCGGTTTCAATGCTGGCACAATAGATGAGATGGTTGGCAATATCCATGAGGATAGATTGCTTACTCAGGAAGTTCTTACCTATCTTGGCGTAACTGATGTGTTAGGTAGTAATCATGGGATCAGGCTTTACCGGTCAATCAAGAAACGACTGCCCAGCTTCTTAAATCTGCCAGAGATGCAATACGAAAAGTTTTTAGGTTATGACAAATTAGACATCAAGTTTCATCCTTATGGCTTTGACTGGGCTCATGGTTGGACTGCTGTTCATGGTGATGCTTTTCCGCTTAGCCAAGTGCCGGGTCAAACAGCCTTAAATGGGGCTAGGAGGCTAGGAAAGAGCGTGGTCTGTGGGCATACCCATAGATTAGGTCAATCAGCCTTCACAGAGGCTTCTAGAGGTCAATTAGGTAGGACTGTGTGGGGCGTTGAGGTAGGCAATTTAGTTGATTTGAGTAGTTCAGGCATGGCATACACAAGAGGCTATGCAAACTGGCAAACTGGGTTTGCTGTGGCGTATGTTCAAGATCGTAAAGTGCAGGTAATTACTGTGCCAATTA